GCCCCCATGATGGACTGGACCCACATCCTGCAGAATCAGTGGCTTGGCGATTCGTGGCACACTTCGTGTGCAACTAGCGCTTAATGGCGAAGATCAGCGCCTTGCGGTATTGCTGCCGAAACTCCTCGATGCCGAACTGATCGAGGGCCTTCCGGTGCTTTGCCAGGGCCTGCGATACCGACGGCCCGTGCTTCACGTCGATGTCTCCACGGGCCCCACCTTTGCGGCGCGTGGCGATACCGGGATTGCCGCCGCGAAGTGTCAGCAGGAACGCGCCCTTCATCGCCTTCGGCGTACCAGGGCGAACGGTCACGCTCACGCCTGCGTGGACTTTCGGGACAGTCTTCCCTTTCTTGAACAACTGGCGATGCGGGAAGCGCGTCAACAGTGTGCGGCCGGACCCCACCAGGCGCGCCTCTGGAACCGCCATCGAATTGGAGGCGAAGACGCGATAGAGGTGATCGCGAACATAGGTTGACTTGAGCGCCAGCCCCGATCGGATGCGCCTGTTTGCCTCGGCACGTAGCCGGTCAATGGTGCGATTGAGCGCGACCACGACCGCCTTCTTGATCTGGTCAGGAAGTGCCTTCGATGCCTTGGACCACTGGTCGAGCCCGACCCAAACGGGCTGTTTCACGTCCATCGCTCTTTTCCCATTGTGATTGGTGCCGGCTTCGCGCTTGCCTGAAGAGGGCCCGCCGTTTGGCGGGCCCTGGGTTCGCTGGGTTGACCGTCACGCCTGCAACCGAATCGCACTTGGGGACTGCCCTTGCATCGATTCGCCAGCCTCCCGGCTGAAATTGCGGCGCACCATTTGCAGAATCACCCACGCCCAAGCTTTACGCGCTATTCGTGGGCTTCTGCTGCCGGGGTTATTCGGGACACTCGCCGGCTTGTCCCTTACATCAACTGGTCAGAACATCCTTGCAGACCGAGAAGGCGCCTGGATGCCGAAGGCCGATGCCAACGTCCATCAGGGCCACAAGCCGGACCTTGCCGGACGGGCCATATGCGTGCGGATCGACGATCAGGTCGTATGCACTCGGCCCCCAGATTCCGATAAAGAGGTGCTGGAAGATGCCATGCACGATTGCGCTGCAAACATCCTCACTGGTGCCTTTCGTGAGGTCGGAAGGCACGTGCTCACTGACTCGCGCCGGGTAGCCAAGCAGGTCAGCACCAGGCCAGACAACCGCGTCGCCGTCGGTAACCCGCACCGTCCTTCTGAGCTTCTTTCGAACACGCGAATTCGTCACCCACGCTGCGGCGCCGGTCGCGCCCGCCGAGGTGACGGAGTCCTCCAGGTCGCACAAAAGACCCCAGGTCGGCGCTGCGCCGTTGTCGCCTGCCGACACCACCGGAACGTCTCCATGGTTGAGAATTCCGAGCGGTTCGCTACCAGCGCCGGTACCAGCCAACGCCACGCGGTCAATTTCCTGCATCAACGCCCGGTTCAGTTCCACAGCTAGCGCATATTCCACGATATCCCTAATGCGCGACGAGCGGATGAGCTGGCGCGTGATCGTCACTGTGGCTGCGACCGTCCGCGGTTGCACGACGACCTGTGCGAAGGTCGGATCCGCGGTGGGCGCGTTTCCGTTTTCGGCCACCCAGCCAACCGATGCACCTGCGCCGAACTTCGGAATGCCAAACGAGCTGCCCGTCATCCCTGTAACTACCGTTGCACCGGATGCAATCACCGCAGAGTGCGGCGCCAGCGCCTCAATCAGACCACCGTCGAGCGGTTGTTCTGTGGTGTGCCCGCCCGCAGTCGCGGAGCCAACACTCAGCCCGCGCGCCATTGGAACCCACACACCCCGAGCCGTGTAGCCCGTTGCATTCTCGATCTCACGCGAAGATGCGCAAACAGCCTCGGCAGCGCGCGCATGTCCGGCGTTCCCATCAATGCAGCTCAGAACCCAACTCGGGTAATCCGCATTCGCGCGGCCCGACAATGCCGCGACGGAACGTGAAAGCTCGGCGTGGCGCTGCTGAAGCTGGCGCAGGTGCAGGTCTGACTGAAATCGGGTTCGTTGCGTACCCTTTTGCGGTGGATGGTTCATTGGCAACTGCCGTTGTTTGGATGCGACCAGATTGACGACAAGCCACCAAAGTTACTCGGGCTTTTCGCATTGTTTGAGGATGGCCCAAACGGCTTGGGTGGTTTTCGGCATGGGCGCCTCAACGCGAAACGCGAAGTGCAGAAGCACATCCAGTCGGCCCGCGTTCTCGGGAGGGAGCGCTTGCGCGCGCCATCGCTGCCAAGGACCAGCGGCGAATCGGCGAATCTCTGCGCGCAGCCACTGTGCGCGCTGCCACGGCCCACCCTCGAACAGTGCGCCGGCCTCGCGGAGCCAGATATCACGCACCTGACGCAACACCAGCCGAGCTTTTCCAGGAAGGCCCAGGCACGATGTAAGCGGTACGTCGCCGCCAGAACTGAGCCAGCGCCTAAACCCGCTCGCCAGCCAGCGGCTTACGTCAGGATCTGCCGCCTGTGATTCGACCAGGCGAAAGAGCCGCGCCGCTGCCTCCGTTTGAGCCTCCAGCAGCTCGACGACCACATCGCCGCTGTCTGGCTCGTCGCCGGTTGGCGGCTGCAGCGACTTCGGCTTGGTCGACGCGCCAGGCTTGCGTCGATTCCGGCGCCTGCGGTCGCCAGGGAAGGTCTCGGTAAGACCGTCCCACCTGTCCAAAAAGCCAAGGCCCGTCACAGGCGAACCGCCCGCACGGCCGTCCTGATGGCTGCCAGTCGATCGCCAGCGGCGATAGCGTGGGTGAAGTCGCCCCCCGCCCCTTGGTTGCTGCTGATAGCGCTGCTGGGGCGCGTCCTGTAAAGGCGGAATGCCGAGATGGAGCGCCGACCCGCGCGCAACAAAGTCTCCTGTTGCATATTGCCTCCTTCCAATTTCACTTAGAGAAAGTTCAGTAAGTGGATCAGGCGCGCGCGTGCGGCATAGAGCCGCGCCGCCGCATCCGCACGGGGTCCCGCACGGCGCCGCTGCAGCATTTGGGCGGGTAGTGCGACCCGTGCGGGTACCCATATGTGCGCGAGGGAGTCATCAGTACGAACATGCACTGTGCTGCGCGCGTGTAGCGCGCGCCTATTGGTATCGACACGGGCCGCACGTGGCGCACTGACGCGCTTTTCGGTGTCGATTGGTGTCACGTGTAGCGGCACGGGCCGCACGTCGGCGGGCATGGCTACCTCCGGTACTCGGCGAGTTCACGGCGCAGGTCCGCAACATGTCCGCCCAGGACCGCGTTTTCGTTGTCGCCTGCCAGGTCGCCAATGTCGTCAATCATCAGGAACCCGTGCGGACCCATGGTCTTTCCATCCTGGACGTAGCGCTTGCGCGCGCCTTGGACTCGCCGCTTTCGCATCAACATGTGTTGGAACCGCGGGCGTGGCGCTGCGCGCGTCCCCTCACACGAGCACCAGATGCGGTATGCCTCGTACCAGTCATTCGTGAGCGAAGGCCTCGGGCTAAGTCCGGTTATCTCTTTCGCCATCAGCTCATCGTAGAAGCGAAGCGGACTGTCCAGCCCCAGGCCGATCAGATCCGACTTGGCCGACGTCATCGGCGGTGGAGTGCCAACGTGGAAGTCCTCGATAGGGAAGTGAAGCAGGTAGTCATGCAAGGCAGCTGCGCCGCCGTTCCGGATCTCTTCGACCAGTGCCTGATAGAAGGCCGGCTCCAGTTTGCCGGGTGTCCAGATCACGGCGTGTCGGCGGTCATCCTCTTCGAGCACCACCGGCATCGACTCGTTCGACAGGAATACGAAGTTCGCATGGTTGTCCTCTTCGTAGGCCGCCAGGTTCTTCGGGTTGATGCGGATGCGGTCGCCGGTGATCAGCGACTTGAGCTTGTTCTTGAGGTGGTACACCTCGGTGCGCGCAACCACCTCATCGGCCAGTAGGAACAGCTTGCGGCTGGCCCAGTCGTTGAACTTGTCCTCAAGGGCCGACTGGTCAAGCATCCGGCCGTACTGGCCGAAGATCGACATGTACGCCTCAAAGAACAGGTTCTTGCCGGTGCCCTGCGGACCGTGAACCACGATGCAGGACTTGAGCTTGGCGCCCGGGTGCTGGATCGGATACGCCAGCCATCGGCACACCCACCGGAACAGGTCGTTGCTTTTCTTCTTCTCGCCGCTGCACATGTGCCAGAGCATTTCCAGCAGGCGGTCGCAGCTTCCTTTCGCCGGCTTCGTTGGCCAGCCTGCCCACAAGTTGCAGGTAACGCCGGGCTTTTGCTCCGATGGATCGAAGTCCACATTTGCCACCCGGGCGATCTCGCGGTCGGGATGCTCGAACCATGCCCGGTGAAGCTCTCGTCGAGCGCATACGTCGCGCATGTCGGACACCGAGATCAGCATGTGTTCTTGGCGATCGAAGATGGTCCCGCCCTGACCGTAGACCAGGACGTATCGCCGCAGCATTTCATCCATCGTCTGGATTGGCTTAGGCTGCGCCCCCGCCCCATCGGGCGGGGAAATGCCGCGCGCTGGACTGACGGTCTTCCAGCCCAGTTCCGAGATGCGCGCCTCGATCTGCTGGCGCACCACGTGCAGCCCTTCGAGTGCGTGCAGGTCGTTGAAGTCGGTGATCTTGTGGCCCATGCGCTCGAACTTTGAACGCCGGCCGGCTTCGTCGGCGAACTCGGGCCGCACGTATGAACCGCCGACCTCGACGGCTGCGGCGCTGGCCAGCGACACCCCAGGGTTACCGTCGGTGAAAGCGTCGTCGTCGGCACAAATCAGGATCTTCGCTGCCTTGTAGCGCTTGTGCAGAGCAGCGGCCACCGGCGCCAGGTTGCCGGCGTCGAACGCCACAGCAGTGGGCAATCCCGTTGCTGCGTGGAGGCTGGCGGCGGTTGCGTAGCCTTCGGCCACCAGCAGGATCGTGGTAGGAATGCCCACCAGGTGGAAGTGGCCTTTCTTGACGACGCCACGCGGCCAGAACTCCTTCTGGGGCCTGCCCTTGGCCTTCGCCTCTGCCGCTGTGCGGATGACCTGCAGACCGTGAATCTTGCCGGCCACATCCAGCAGCGGCAACACCACCGCGCCGCTCGGCGAGAAGCGCACCCCATGGGCCGCTACCCCCTTGCGGTGCAGATATTCGGCCTCGCCGTCGGGCGCGCACTTCGTCCACGCTTTCGCGGCAGCAGCTGCCGCGCGGTCAGCTTCGCGCTGCCTCGCCTGGTCGGCTCGCTGCCGGTCTTCCTTGAGCCGGCGACGCATGCCTTCCTGTTGCTCGGGACTGAGGCGGTCCTTGCCGATCTCAATCTTCTGCGCGTTGTTCGATGGCCCGTGCCAGATGCCGAATGATCCGACGATCAGCGTGTCGCCGCCGACGCCGAAGAGCTCGTGGAGAACGTACCAGCCCCGCTTCTCGCGGTCGCCCTCGACGCGACATCGCACCAGGCGGCCGCAGACGTCGAGGCTATCGACTTCGAGGCCTGCGGATTGCAGCTGGCCTAGAACATCATCGTAGTTGGTAGCCACGTTCAGTAACTCCTGCCGGTGCTACCTACCCAAGAAATGCGCCTCCACGTACCCGCATAGGGGACTCCCAGGGAGGACCCACAACCGGTACACACTGCTTCTGCAGTTTCACTGTGCGCAGGGCGCGCCAGACCAGTCACATGGGGAGATGGGGTTAGCGCGTGCACGTGACGGCCTCCCGTTGCTTCGCTAAAGCGAGCTCCCAGGCGTTCGACGAGGCGAACGCGAGGATCTCGCAGGCCTCTGCAAGGGCAACCAGGTGATGCGATACCTGCGCCTGTTGAAGCGCCTCGACGATCCCGCCCAGTTTCCCCCCAATGTCCTCGAAGGCGTTCTGCTCGAATTCGCTGCTGTGTGCGTCCTCGCCTGGTGTCCCTTCAAACGGATCTCGCAGCGCTTTGCCGAGGTCTTCAGCCGCGCAATCAAGGTTGTTGCCAAAGTCGCTAGCCAGGTAGCAGCCAAGGCGCGCCAGTGAGTTCGCGGCCGTGTGCGACGCGGTGTCTTGCTTGATCGCCAGGAACAGCGCATTCATGTGGCCGATGGATTCGCGCGCCAGCGTGCAAAGGTCGTAGGCGTCACGGATGTCGATGTCGGTTTGGTTGGTCACAGCCGCACCCCAATGACGGGGCGACCGCCGACAAAAGCTTGGGGAATGGTGAACCGAGTGCCGGACTCGCTCAGCACGATGTGCCCTGCATTGCCTAGGGCCAACAGCACGTTGTAGAGGGTGCCATGTCGCAGCGTGCTGAAGTGGTTGAAGATCTCGCGATCCGTCGCTGTGCCGTCCGTCCGGTCGGCGATGAACCGGCGCACCCGTGCTTGCAGTGGGGTCATAGTCATGACTCCACCTCGATGCGCGTGAGGCGGTTTCGCTTCGCGCTGTAGCGATAGGTCGCCAGGTCGCCGCGGACGTTGCGCAGGGTAAGCAGCTGCGTGCGCTCGTCGAAGGTTGAAAGGTTCTTGCAGGGCTGTTCGTGCACGAACAGCCACCGGTCGGAGAAGCGCAACTCCGCGCGTGCTGCGCGCTCGACCAGGGTGTCTTGGTCGACGCGGGTGATTGTGCTAACCTCTTGCATGTCTGATTCCTTTGGTGGGTGTCGGATCACTTGAAGCCCTGACGGTGCCAGCCGTCGGGGCTTCGTCGTTTCTGAGGTTGGTCACAGTTCATTCCGGCCGCCGGCCTCTGCTTGCCGCTTGTTGATGAAGTTCTGCATTGCCTGTGGCGTGATAAGCCTGGACCGGCCAACGGTGAACGTCTCCAGTTCCCCGGCCTTCATCAGCTCGTAAGCTTTGCTGAGTCCTATTCCCATAAGCCTGGCGCCCTTTCTCACGGGTACCGCGAGCGGTTCGCTTGTGGGTGTTCCAACCTTTGCGCTCACACTGAGTCCTCCTATTTTGCAGGTTTCGCCAACTGCGAAACCTGCCGCGAAGGGTAGCGCAAGACGCTGGAACATTGCAAGCAGGTTTCGTAAACTGCGGAATGAGACGTAAGGGATTGCCGATGGCAAAGTCAGCAGGAAAGCCGGGACGGCCCAAGAAACCGGAAGGTGAGAAGCTGGAGCAGTTCAGCATCCGGCTACCGCCAAAGCTAAAGCTCGGGCTTGAACTACTCTCGCGAGTCCAGAGCCGTTCGCTCTCTCAGTGCCTTGAGTGGTCGCTGCTGCAGGCCCTGATGTCGGCTCACGTACCAGGCGATCCGCAAGCGCGCGCGCTGCTGGAAGTGGCAGATGTCGCGCAAAGGAAAGCGGCCGGATTCTTCCGCGCCCACTACCTGTATCAGGTGAATCCTGTGCTCGTTCCCTTTGACGAGCGGCATGCGATCGAGTTGGTGCTTAACTCCAAGGAGTGGAAGCACCTGAACGCAGATCTTGCAAGCCACCCTATCAACGTCTTGCAGGCGTGGAATGACCTGTTGGATTGGGCGTGGCCGGTGCTCGTCAAGGATGCTGAGGGTCTCACGATCGCCAACAAGCAGAGGGCCAGCGATAGAAATCCCCTGTGCTTGGATATCGGCTTACTGTTGGCGTCACACCGAAACCGAAAGCAGCCGATTGAGAAGCTAATCCTGGAAGCGAGTGCGGCCGCGAAAGAGGATGCAGCCAACAGAACGCACGACTAAGGTTAGGCGTTCCTGTGCAAGCTCTCCGGCCGCAACTGCGTGTACCGCTTCAGCTCCTGCCAGCTCTCGTGCAGCGTCACCGCTGCCACCTGCTCGATCGAATAGCCCTGCTCGAAGAACCGTGACGTCGCCTCGTGGCGCAGGTCATGGAAGTGCAGGTCTTCGATGCGCAGCTCCGCGCACGCCCGGGTGAACGCGGCCCCGATCGACTTCGAGTTGTACGGGAAGATCTCCGGCGCCGTCTTTGGCTGCCGTTGCACGATCTCCCAGGCTGCACCCAGTAGCGGGAACGTCCGGTGGTTGCCGGCCTTTGCTCGCGGGTGTTTGGCGTCGCGCACGATGCAGGTGCGCCTGTCCTTGTCGACGTCAGCCCACAACAGGCGCGTGATCTCCGACTGTCGGCGAGACGACGCGATTGCGAAGTCGATGATGTCGACCATCGGAATCATCGCCCGCCAGGCCGACGCCTCGAAACTCGCGCGCAGCCGCTGCAGCTCGTCGGCAGTCGGACGGCGGTCGCGCTTCTGCGACTTCGCCACCAGCTTGACCAGGCGCAGGGCAGGGCGCGCCTCAGCGACCACGTCGCGCTCCAGCGTCAGCTTGCCCATCGAGGTCGCCAGCTTGAACAGCTCCGCCAGATAGCCGACCTCGACCGTCATCGTCGCGGGCCCGCACGCCGGCACCTTCACGCCCTTGCTGTTCAAGTGCTCGCCCTGGCGCCGCTTGCGCACGAACTCCACGATCTGCGCGACCGTCAGCTTCGCAGCCACCACCGGCCCGAGGCCTTCCCGGATCCGCGTCAAGTTGCCCTTCTGCGTCTTCGATACCCGCTTCAGCTTGCCAACGTCGCGCTGGTACCAGTCGACCAGCTCGGCAATCGTCGCTTGGTTGGCCACCGTCCCACGCGCATCCGCCTCGGCGAGCTCCAGTTCAACCCGATCGGCCCATACTTTGGCCAGCGTCTTAGTCGGGAACGTCTTGGACTTGGTCGCGTGCCCCTTGCGGCGCACAATCGCCCGCCAGGCATCGCCGCGCTTCTGGAAGCTGGCCATCGGTGTACCACGTCTTTTTGGTACAACAATGGTACACCAAGCACGGGAAACAGCGGGAAACCACGGGAACGCCAAGGATGGCAGGAGTAGGCTAAGTGGCTGACGAATCAACCGAAACCGCTTCACAGAGCCCGTGGCGGTTATGCGTTGCCCCCATGATGGACTGGACCCACATCCTGCAGAATCAGTGGCTTGGCGATTCGTGGCACACTTCGTGTGCAACTAGCGCTTAATGGCGAAGAT